TCAGGCATGGGTAACGCACTCCTTTACGTTTACAAGTGGGTTAAACCTTACCGCGTCTTCCAGATAATCCGGCGCAAAATGCGCATAACCCATTGTTTGCAAAATGCTTGAATGCCCTAAAATCCGCTGCAGCGCCAGAATGTTTCCCCCGTTCATCATGAAGTGACTGGCAAAAGTATGGCGCAGAACATGCACCGCCTGCCCCGCCGGCAGGCCAGGAGCAACTTCCTTTACGCATAGTCGGACGTAGGGATAATTCAGATCCTTGAACAGCGACCCTGACTTAACACCGTTGGTGATCTCTTTGCAGAGTTCGGGCGAGATAGGCACCATCCTGTTCTTGTTGTTCTTGTTGTTCTTGTTGTTCTTGTTGTTCTTGGTGTTCAGGTAGGTGACCTTGTTACCGATCACCTCTTCCTTTCGCAGCTTGGCCACTTCACCCCAGCGGGCACCCGTCGCCAAGCAAAGACGGACAGCTTTCAGATGATCACCGTCGAGCCCTTCCTGCAGTGCCACGATCTCGGCTTGGGTAAGAAAGCCCATTTCCTGCGCCGGCAATTTCATTTTCTTCATGGCCTTGAGCGGGTGCTCGCCGTGGTAATGCCCCAGCTCGATGAGAACGGAAAACACACCGCCCAGCATTTCCTGGTCAAGGTTGACCGTCTTGGCCTTCTTGCCTTCAGCAAATCACAGCGCCCGGTAGTCGGCGAAGAAAGTGCGGGTGATCTGGCTCGCTTTGGGTAGCCCCATTTTCTCCGCCATGACACGCAACTTCTGCGCCCTCTTCACTCCGTCTTTCAGGTGCTGGCCATGATGGCTCCACCACAGGTCGATCAGATCGGTTAATGGTCGATGATCAGCAGGCTTATCAAGCCACTCTTTGTTGTTCTGCGTCGCGATAATCCAACGCTCGAACTGCTGCGCTTCAGATTTCGTCTTAAATTTTTTTGCGAACACGCTTCCCTTCTCTTCCTTGAGGGCGCACATCTACCATGTAGCCCTCAGCACCAAGAGATTTAATGCTCATTCGTTGCCCTTACCACTTACAGGCTTCACGTAACGGCTTGATAGCTGTCGACAAACCAGACAAATCAAAAGTAGTCTGTGCAGGATTTTCTCCATAAGGTGTTATTTGCACAAACATTTTTTTACTTTTCATCAGTTCTTTGATGAAAGAGATTGTCTGTCCGCTATAGAAGGTGGCCTTATTGTCAGTGGAGATCTGCCAGGTGCGATTGACTGCTTTTTGGGCATCAATACGAGTAAGAACACGCGTACCATCAATCCCCAGGAATGTCTCCCAATTGATAAAAAGCTCAGTTTTTTTCTCTCGGCATGTGATGAACAAGAAAGGAGTAATTGCCCCACCAAATTGTCCTCGAATCTGACTTTCCGCGGACAAAAAGACGAACTCATTGCTTGAATCATCGATTGGCGATTTTTCGCTTCTTGTCTCCCATTTACCCGTTGACTGAGGTTCTGAGCTTTCTGTTTTGTCCTCAGCCTTTAACTTTCCGAGTTTATCAAAGCACTGAAGGCGTTCACTGTCACCAGTAACTTTCTGGCACTGTGCCAGTTGCTCTGAAATGTTCGTTCCTGCATGTGAAAAGCCAACAAAAGAACTAAATAAGACCAGAGATATTATTTTTTTCATTTTAACTATCACTTAATGTAATTATTCAATTGGTAATTGCTGTGCAGACTGACTGTTATGTACCCAACCAGTTTTTTCCACACAAATCCCCCCATCGCCCAAGAATACATAATATTCCATGTAATTAGCCAGCTTTATGGCTTTTTCGGTTATTGGATCTACTTTCATACCCATCAGGGGAGAAAACAGGAGAAATCTGGCCAAATTCCGGTGCAATATCTCTCTGTAATTAGCCGCGATGAATATTTTTTGAACGTCGTATGTCATGTTGATAAAGCACCAGTCCACCATGCATTGCTAGAAATTCCGGTTGCCGCCACGCTTCCACCCCACCGCTGCCATACTCTGGTAGCGGCTCGCCTGCTTTTGAATGGGCATTCTCATGGAATGCACCGCTCCCGGTTATCGATCCATCGCTGAACCGAGCGCCCGAAATCGATAAACAGACCGAAGAGCAGATCGCCACCAATCTCAACGCTTATCTCCTACTTGAACAGCAACCACATCTGATCCAACGCGATGTGCGCTACCACATCAACAAACTGGAAGAATCCCAGGGCATCCACCGGGGCAATGCATACTTGACGAAAAACTTTGTTGAGCGCGTATTGCCACGGCTTGATCTCGTCAGTGATAAATACCGTGCCTCCGATAACAACAGCGATGCCACCCTGTGCCACCGCTTTAACCATTTGCCAGACGCAGGGCGATCTGATATTGAACTGCTGGCGAAAGATATCGCCGCTGTCATCAAGCAAGAACTGAGCGTAGTCGATGAAGAGACTGGCCGGTCTTCTGAATTATTGAACGTTATGGCGCTATATAAAGGGGCTGCCGCGCTCACCCGCAGGTTTAAGCAAAAGCCGCCACTGTGGAAAACCTACCAGGTAGCCCGCTGGAAAATGATAGTGGAGAACACCACGCCAGCAGTCATGCGTATGATGTCAGAGGGTTGGTGGCTGCGCCGTTTACGACGCCATTCTGACCGCTGGAAAGAGCACTTGCATATTGCCATCGGTCACGTCAGCAAAAAAGCGACGCCCTATGCCAGCCGGCCAACCGTCAGCGATTGGCGAGAGCAGAAACGCCGCACCCGTGAATTCTTAAAATCGATGGAGCTGGAAGACGACGAAGGCAACCGCATATCGCTGATCGACAAATACGATCACAGCGTTGCAAATCCAGCCATTCGCCGGTGCGAGCTGATGAACCGCATTCGTGGTTTTGAGGATATCTGCAACGAGATGGGCTTCGTGGGGGAGTTTTACACCCTGACAGCCCCTTCCCGCTTCCATGCCACCAACAGACATGGCCACCGCAATCGGAAATGGTGTGGGGCCAGCCCGGACAAAACGCAGCACTACCTGCGTAATGTGTGGGAACGCGCACGCGCCAAGCTACATCGTAAAGGATTCCGTATCTTCGGGATCCGTGTAGCTGAGCCACACGGTGACGGTACGCCTCACTGGCATATGCTGCTATTCATGCGGCCCGAGGTAGTTGGCAAAGTACGCGATATCCTGCGCGCTTATGCCTGTGCGGAAGACACTGGCGAGCTTTACAGCGAACGCTCAAGAAAAGCCCGCTTCCATGCCGAAACTATTGATCCTGAAAAAGGCAGCGCCACCGGGTACATCGCCAAATACATCTCAAAGAATATCGACGGTTACGCGCTTGATGGCGAACTGGACGACGACAGCGGCAAAGAGCTGAAAGAGGTTGCCCCGGCAGTATCCGCCTGGGCCGCCCGCTGGCACATCCGCCAGTTTCAGTTTATTGGCGGTGCACCGGTGACGGTCTACCGCGAATTGCGTCGCATGGCCGATCATGAAACCGCAGTTGGCCTGAGTGTCGAATTTGCCCGTGCATGATGCTGCCGATTATGGCCGCTGGGCTGAATACGTTAACGCCCAGGGCGGCCCCTTTGTCCGACGTGATGATCTCATTGTCCGCACCTATTACGAGCAGGCAGAAGCCACCAACGACTATGGCGAAGACGTGATCCGGATCCGTGGTGTATTTTCTCCCCCGGTTGGTATCGATACCCCGATCATCACCCGCATAAAGGAATGGAAGTTTGTTCCTGCCCATTCCGTTGTCCTGGCCGTTGACCTTAAGGGCACCCTGCGCCCTCTCGGAGTTCTGTCAATAACTGTACGGTGCAGCCGGAAAGGCTAAAAACCAAGCAGGTGCAGGAACCTCCAGCACCGCTTGAAAACCTCGATTTTGAGCGACTAACCGATAAAGAACGACGGTTATTGCTCCGGCGAATACGCAGCACACCGCCAGAATCAGTGAAAAATCCATTTATGGCCGTCGCCGAGGGCTTTGCATTGCCAAACGAGGGGCTAAATCTGCCACCAATAAGGTCGGTACTGCCAGACCTGGCCAGCAATAAGCGCTGGCGGGAACAAATACGCCACGAACAAGAGCAACGCGCCCTGGCTTATTTCAGTTTGGATGATGGACAGGAGGCTGAAAATCACCGGCCACCTACGGCCAGCGCTGGCATTAACACAATCAAGCGGCCACTCAGCAAGCTGGAACGCCAGATCGGGAGCTTCGCCGAGTCCATCGGATTCAGTCTGGATGCCTGTATTCTGAAATCGGTGGCCAAGGGCGCAACGGTCACTATCGACGGTCAGCGCTACCGGGCGCGGGCAGATGGTTGTCTTTATCAGCAATCAACGCCAGCAGCCACCACCGCGCTGACGCGGCTCACTGCGCTAGGGCATCAGCAGATACCAGAGCAAACTCGCCTTGTTGGCGAGCACCAGAGAAAAGAAGCCATAAAGCAGCAATCGGAGGAATAGCATGACCACATCGACAGAACGTAAACGCGCCCAGCGACAGCGTGACAAGGCGAACGGCATCACCACGATCACCCTGCGCGTTGATAGTCAGGAAATGGCGATGATTTTGGAGGCTTGCCAGCAACGTCGGATAGCTAGGGAACCTTACGAGGTAACCGAATACTTGATTGGCCTTATTCGCCAGGACAATAGAATACTGTACAAACAGATGGCTGAACTGCGGAAGAGCAATTGCGGGAAATGTGGGGATGCGTTGCCAGGTGATCCAGATGGTTGTTGTATGCAAGGTGATTCACAGTGTTGGCAGACAGCTGGTTACAAAAAGCTGATGCTCACAACACTATGAGAAACGCTGGCTTTCAGATTATGACTTAAAGGACTAAAGAGGTTTGAGGGCATACCGTTATGGCATGAAACAAGATTATAGAAAAAACCGTTATTAATGTTAAAAATGTCAATTATTTTTTTGGTTTTATGGGGTTTTTAAATATTGACATTAGAGGGAAGAAGTGTTTTATTGAAAATAAGATTGCTCTTGTATAAGGACTTTGAAAAACGTGTCTATGCCTCAGCCAAATGAAATTGATTTCATACTTAGAGTTGAATCAGGCAAGGAGCTAGTTGATATGAACTATGCTCTTGATACGATGAAAGGCTTCTCATCGACTATTAGTGCCGTAACAGAAGGGGCGTTGTCTGATAGTTTCAAGTCTAGAAGTAGCGTTGCGGACGATATTCGTACAGAATTGCTTGAAGGGTTTCTAGGCTCTTATGTGCAAAAATTCCGCCTTAGGATTAGTGATCCACTAAAAGAAGTAAAGCTTAGAAGGATGAGTAATGCGGTCTTAAGTGAATTAATAACTTATTATGTCAATGAAGTATTACACGCCGAGCAACCAAATCTTACAATAAAAGCAGAAAAATGCATTAAAAAACTCCAACCCATCGAAAGTCGGATAATTGACAGGATATATTCTTGGGTAGAAGACATGCATACATTATCTGTACGAAAGAACTATACTGTAAAACTTTACAGATTAACGCCTTTAAAAAAATATAGTCTTTTTGAAGTAAACAAGGACACATATGGTAATGCATTTGAGCTTACCGAAGATGCGAACTTTTCAGATATAGATGCTGTAATTTCAAGATTCAATATTTTTACAGGAAATGGTAGGCTTCTTCTTTCTGATGGAAATTATACAATCCCTTTCAGTTTTTCGGGGGCTTACAGTAGAGTAAGAAACTCTTACAAACAGAAAGTATCCACAAACTTACTGGCTAATACTGCCGTTCCAGATGAAGAAAGAGTAAATATCCGCCTCAAAGTAAAACCAAAGAGAAACAAATCTAATGAAGTAGTTAAATATGTTATTTATGAAGTTGATCCCGAATGAAGAAAGGGTTTTGGCTTTATATTTCAATAACAGCTGCCTGCTGCATTTTATTAATTTTATCATGCTATGTAGGCTGGTTTTTCTTTTATCTCAATCGAGGTTTTTCTGAAAGCAGTGAGCAATGGGGCCAGTTTGGGGATTTTTTTGGGGGGATCTTGAATCCTTTCCTTAGCTTCATAACTATATGTATTTTAATAAAAAGCTCACTTTACCAAGAAAAGCAAAACTCACTAATGGAAAAACGTGAAAGGAATAAACGTTTTGACGACCGTTTCTACGCAATGATTACTCAATTAAAGTTTAGCTTCGAGAGCTTAACATTTAACTTTGGAGAAACATTAAATTGGAATGGTGAGCAACTGTTAAAACATATGGAGCATGAATTATTTGACAGCGATGATGCATCAGAATTGGAATCCACACGGTTCAAAGAAACTATATTCCCAGTTCTAAGGCAATTTTACCTTTTATTAAAAATGATCAGATCTGAATTTGACAGAGGTGATATTAGTGAAGTTGAACTTAAAGAGTATCACACATGGTTGATTAATTGCACTGATTACAACGTACTCAGATTTGTAGTCTTTAGTGTATTTTTTTATGAGACAGTTAGCGCATCAAAATACATTTCCAATGACGCGAGCTTTATTATTGAAATCAAAAACCTCGGATTCTCTACTTACATTAGCAAAGTCCAAGAGTACAAAATTAAAAAATCCCCCCCACCTATTCCTTCATGACCTGCTGGATTTTTAATTTCTCATCTATTTTTTAACTGCTCATATATTTCAACCCTACAGCCATTTCTCATCCTTGAATACTGACTGAAAGATCACGAAAATTTAATTTATGTCAGAATGGATGATTACACCCAAGAGCCAAGAGCCAAAGGCCAAAAGCCAAAAGCCAAAAGCCAAAAGCCAAAAGCCAAAAGCCAAAAGCCAAAAGCCAAAAGCCAAAAGATTATGGTAATGCTAGTGTTGAAATTACTAGTTTTCATCGACAGGCTAGAGAGCAGTGAGAAAGAATCGTAACTATATGAACAATTGCCTCTGATGTATCAGCGGTTCAATATGACACGCCTGTATCAATCAAAGGGTAGCAGGTCAGCATCTAGAATCTGATTGCTTCACAGCGATCCACTGATGAAACGTTGCTGCGACTGCGGAGAAGGGGTAGAAAAAATAATCCCCATCGCTCCCCCTGCTCCGTGCCGTCCCCCCGCCCCCGCACTGCATACCTAAGAATTCACTTTTTATGCAGTACGTAACACGCGTCAAACCTTGTTGGCTATAGCTTGAAAGGATGATTAGGAATGCAAGAAAATATGCGGATTGTTGCACTTAGGATATGCAGTGCTTTTTTATTTAAAACCCGGGTCGATCCCGATAAAAAACACGCTTTATAGAAGAGTGACAGCGTAAAGCATGCCGGGTAACGTTAAACGATCCTGCCACGTCACATTTTTATTTTCAACAGTCATGTGACGTGTCATTTTCATAAGGTAACTCGCTTGTGACATGTCACAGAGATACACAAAGAGGCATCTGTATATGAATAAGATGCTGCCGGCAAGTTCCTCACTAACGAATCAATCTAATGAACAAGGCCGCTAATGCGGCCTCTTTCTTAATTTTTTTGCCAACTGAAACCTTGGCTATTTTGTCCAATTTATTGGCACCGAATAGTGATTAAAACTGGGCTATTACCACACGTACTTTACCTTCTGAGTTAGCTGCTTCCAGGTCAGTGATAAGTCCAGAAGGGTTACTCACCCACCCTTCTGGGTCGTAAACGAAGCAAACAAGCGTTTCACAGTCTGGGTGTACACGGTAACGTGTCATGTCTGTAATGAGCTCCTCACCAATTTGTCTTGCGCCTAGCGTCTTACGTGTTTTCTTTACTTCGATAACTATCTTTTCTTTCTTCAAAAGAAAATCCTGCCTTGAGGAGGCGCCAGCAAAACTGGGGGTATATTCTTCCGGTCGGATATCATCAAAATGAATGGTCAAAAGCGCATGAACAAGATCCTGAACATCATACTCATCTTTTATTTCTATTGTTGCTCTGTCACTATATCGCTGCTTTAACTTTCGGCAAAATGCAGGGAATTTTTTGAGAATACTGATGATTAACTCTAGATCCTTATCACCACTGGGGGCAATAACCTCTGGCTGGGAGTAAGCTAAATCCGCTTTTGCGGCATCAAAAACTGGCTTTAACTGTTTACTCAGAATTTCATAATTTGTAGCATAGTAACCTTTCTGTTCTTTAACGAAAGAGTTGTAAGTATCAGACTCTTTACCATATGAATCTGCAATTAACTTCTGGGTTCTTGTTACCCATACCTTGTATTTTTCTGAATCTACGTATTCCTGATTTATATTTAACATACTACTGTACTTCATAGTTTTAGTAGCCAATACAACTTGTAATTCTTTATCTAACTGCTCATACCGAGTTTGATATAATGAATTTGACATAACTGTCTTCCTAAAAATGGGAGTCAAAGTAACGTTACGCTCCCACTCAATATACCATAAAATTGTACTTATTCCCTTACTCTAAATACTCAAGTGATTCTGTCCAGCCTCATCAATTCTACACCTGTAGTTGCATGGCCACGCTCAAAACGGCTGGAAAGCCGGAACGTCAATCAGCCACGATACTGCGGTATTAAACCTTCGACGAATTCTTCTGAAACATTTAAACAATATGTTATATAATACCATTGCCAGACACGAAGTCTCGGTAACATCTACTCAAAATAAGGAAATAGTTCAATGAGTAAACAAAAAAAAATCGCAGCTCTTTTTGCTGCACAGGCATTATACAGCAATGCACTCGCGGCTCATGCTACGGTACGCGAACCAACCGATTTTCAGCAATCCTTACAAGATCGCTTGTTTGCTGGCTACAACCGTGTTACGGCATGGATTGACGCTCTACTAAAGGCGTAATCGGTACAAATCAGAGTTAATACTCTTGCCAAAGGTCGCTTTCGCGGCCTTTTTTAATACCCTAAGTGAAACGTCATGTGTTTAAAAGACACATTTGATTGTTCCTTGGAGCTCCCCAACCATTTTATTGAGACCCTGTCGTATAAATGACTACTCTTGATAAAACTTGCTGATAGCTAATATTTTTCTCAGGCAATAAAAAACTCCACGCTAGGTATAATCTTGTATGTTTATTATGCTAATAACTTAAACATCTGATTTCAGCAGTTCATAGGGTTTAAAGCTGATCACGTCTTCCCCTGCCCACTCGTTTAACTCGCACAGCCGTTCTTGCAACGGAGCCAGCTCGTTAATGGCAAACACCCGCGCCGCTTTCTCTACATCACCAAAACCACCGGTATTGTTTGGTAAAATCCCCATCAGTTGCGGTGGCGTACGCTGGGCAGCAAGTTGATCATCGCGGGTCACGTTCTTGATGTTCAAAAACTCGTCCTTTGCCGCAACCTCGGCCAGAGGGATCAGTTGTAACCTGTCCGGCTTACCTCCAGGGGCATACATGAACAGGTTTCGGAAGTTACCCGGCCCTTTTGACTCTTTCAGCGCTTTCGCAGGTTGTCGATATCCTCCTGCTTGTGCGCCGCATCGTTCATGTACAGGATAAGTCCGGCATGGCTGCCGTTGAGGTAGTATTTCCGTCGAAACAGCATAGCGGCTTCGTTCAGCCAAATGGAGTTAAGCGAGGAAAGGTATTCAGGAACGCCGTAAATCTCCTGGTTAATGTCAGAATCCAACAGGTGAAAAATAGAACCCTCCGCAAACTGATGCGGCTCCATCCACGATTGCACAAACCAGAAAGAATCCGTTTCTACCCCACGGCGGGTATATTTCGCCAGACTGGGTGCCAGCTTCATCAGACCACCCAACCGGTTATAGCGCCCCTCAATAAAGCTGTTGCCGAATACCATAAAATCTTGCGCATAGCGGCTAAAATCCTGCTTTGACAGCAGCCGGTGAGGCTTGAACATGCTCACTAAAATATTGCGCTTCATGGTGATCGGTGAACTGTGATGCACGGCCGCACGGAACGTCTTCGCTAGGCCACTGAAAGAGATCGGCGGCTCATACCAACGGTCAACAATGCTGCACTCCAGATAATCCAGGATTTCACGCCGATCCAGCATCGGGATCGGGTCGCCGAAGGTGAACGCCTCCACATGCTGCGCGCCGCTTTGTTTCTGCGTGATCGGCTGGGTGTTTTTGTGGCCCCGGGTGCGTTTGCTCATTTAAAAAATCTCCATAAAACCTGTATTGCTACCGGTTGCCCCTTCGAGCGGTTCATTGAATAAGGCGTGCATGACGGCCCAGGCCACATCGCCGTGGCTGACGCCTTCGGCGCGGCTGGTGACATAGGTTGCCCGGCGGCCGGTGGCCGGTGGCCGTCATTTGCTTGCGGATGGACATAAACGCCTAGGCGATATCCAGCGCGCCGGCATCAAACTCCAGGCGGCCGGAGCGGATCACGTCGCGGGCCTTCAGTACGAGGTCGGTTTTCATTTCCAGGCTGTAGTTGATGGCGTTCACCGCCGGGAAGAATTGGCGCACCAGTTGCGACACCGCGCGGCCAAGGCCGGTGTTGTCGATGCCGATATAGCTCACGTTGTAACGTTCGGTCAGCGCCTTGATGTTGCGAGCCTGCGCCGCAAAATCCATCCCGCGCCACTGATGGCGCTCCAGCACACGGAATTTTCCGCCGGCAACCAGCGGCAGCAGGATGACCGCGCACCCGGCGCTGTCGCCATCTTCAGAACTGGCAGGGTCATAACCGATCCAGACTTCGCGCGACGCTACCGGGCACAACGCGAACGGCTTGACGTCCGTCCAGTGGTCCCAGCTGTCCACCATGCAGCGCTGCATTTCGCCCATCGGGAAGACGGACGATGTATCGTCGATGAAGTTGCACATAAACAGGTTGTCAAAATCTTCATCGCTGTTCTCCTCTCGCAGCTCGTCGAGGTCGAACAGGTCGCAGCCACCGCGCAACGCATCTTCAATGGTGAGGATCTGGCGGAATTGCTTGTCCTCGCAGAGCACGCCGCCGGCCAGGCGTTCATAGCTAACGTCAATTCCCCTGCGTCTGTCCTTCGATTTCCCCTTGTTAAACAGCGTGCCATTCCAGAATGAATAGGCTTCATGGTTCAT